GGAGGCTTTTTTTATTGCAGTTCTGCCAGCTGGTCGCCGGTGGATTGTACGGTTGCCACATTTCTTAATCTGACGGCCAGCGGATCGCTGCTGTTGGCGAGCTCCGCTAAAAAATCTGTAGCATTCATCACCTCACAGGTTCCCACGGTGTTATCGGTGGGTACTCCTTTCGTAACGCTTTCAGGTGGAGGAACTGCCAACGTTCCAGCAAGCTCACCTGAAGGCCCGAAGACTACGCCTTTTCGCACATCAGATATTGCAGGGTTACCCAAAGGCGATGAATCTGCTGTGTATAGGTTTTTATCTACTCCAAGTTCATTTTTAAATTTCATTGTAGTAGAACCCGTACTCCACAATACCATTCGTATTGCATATATGGCAGTGGTAGTTGATTTATTAACGGCTATTCCTTTAAAATACACCACACCTGTTCCGGTTGTTCCTTGATATATAGAAGGCATTGTAGTTGAAGGTGGTGTTTGCATTTGCAGAATTCCATTATAAAAGACATTATTTGTACCTGTTGTATATATTGCAGGTGCGGTTGCTGAAGATAAGGCCACTCCTGTACTTGTAAATGTACCAGTTCCTCTTACACTCACACCCTCACAATTCATTGCATTTATATTTCCTGTATGTGTGACATTACCTGTACCTAATATTAGCAATCCAACAGGGTTGTATTGACCTCCAACACCTAAACTATATATATTACTACCTAATAAATTACCTACATAATTTAAAGAACCGCCGTTTGCATTATAAGATACTAAACTACCATTATATGCTCCTTTATTTAAAGTTTGGTTTCCATATATACCAATTGTAGCATTACCTGTTATTAATATTGCTGTACTGCCACTCATACTTATTATATCTCCAATACAATTGATTGTATTTGGAGCACTTGCAGTAATTCTAATTGAACTTCCATATGTTTGTGTGTAAAATCCTAAAATAGTAGCAACATAAGAAGTTCCATTAAGTTCAAATGAACCACCAACTGTTCCTCCTGTTCTTTGAGTTGTCCTTAATGATTTTATCGACCAGTTAGCAAGGTCAACAACCATATCTTTGCCATCCGCATAAACGTCATCATCAATTCCTGGAACAGTTCCAGTGTTCCAGTTAGCTCCAACGCTAACATTCCCTGATGCTATTGCCCAAAATGTTCCCATATTACTTACTGTTTTCGTTAATAAACTCCTGAATGAGAATAAAGGCTTCGCTCAATTGAAGGTTTATCTTACTGAAGCCCTTAGCATCGGTTTTTTTGCCATCATTTTCGATCCATGAATCAACGACAAGCGCATAAGAATTGCCCATCGGATTAATTATTATACTGTACTTTATCATCTTATAAAAAATTAAGGGTTAATATTTCACTCCATTTTACATTAGCAAGCGTACTTTTTGTTGTGCTGCCGTCGGCAGCCACCGTTATCCTGGTGACTGTCCATACCTCATCATCATCATCACTTCCCAGTGGTGCCTTGCCGCAATAACTATAAGGCGCATGCCAGGCATGACGTTTTTCGTAGGTTATGGCATCCTGTCCCGGCTGTCCGGGAGCTCCCGGCTCCCCCTGCTCTCCTGAAGGGCCAGGCTCCCCGTCGTAAACATTTACCGTTACCGTTTCAGTGCTCTCGGTAATGTTCACCGCAACATTCTGGGGCTGTTCGGTTATTTCTATTATCACATTGTCCATAGTTCTATAATTAATGAGTTACATCCTGGGTGATTTGCCATTTACCCGCCACATAGGTTTTTACATCTCCGTTAGCCAGTGTGATCTCTATATCGTAATGATATACAGCAGCAGGAAAATCAATGACATGTTTTTTGATTTGGAACTTACCGTCCAATGCATCGGTTATTTCGATATTGCCTCCGGCAGTTGAAAGTTCGTATGCTACCGGATGCAGTGGCGAAAGACGAAGCTGCATCCGGATGGATGCTCCGCTGAGGTCTAACGGTTCATCATTAACTATTACTGTAAAGGTGATCGCCTTAAAGGTGTCGCCTTTTACATGCGGATTAAAGTTATAAATTGCTTGTTCCATTATGGTTGGGTATTAATTACAGGTGTTGTATTTGTCGCCGGCGTTTGAACAGTTACTGCCGACCGGTCTACTATGAGCGTGGTATATTCCTCAATGCTGTCTAATATGTCGCCGTGGTTATGATTGATAGTGCTTGATACCCTCATAAAGCCATTTGAGGCGCTTGTGGCGTTCGATTGCAGAGCAGCGAATACTTTGTCCGGAAGATCAAGATAATTCAATGCAGTGTCCTGTATTGGCGAATATTCAGCAGTTTGGGCTAACCAACGGGTAACAATATGTAACCGGATGATAATGGTTGCTTGTTGGACTTTTTGCAAAAGCGTGTCCCAGGCTATCGGCATAAATTCAACAAATACTGCCGGAAATTCAAAAGGCGAGTCAGCTTCAATAAATTCTACATTCTGGTTCCACAGATCAAAATGCTTGAACTGTTGCAGGCCGGTATCATCTTTTATCTCCTTCAGCTTGGTTTGAATGTCTAAGTATAATTGCTTTCTCATTTTGAAAATATTTGGTTTAACTTGGTTTCAATGATCTCTTTTATTTTGGCATTCAGTTCATCGCTTTCGCCGATAAACTGGCGCTGTGGCATGGTGAAGCCTTTGCCCCTGCCTGCTTTTAATCCATAGTTATGAACGGCAGCATAGATCAGATCGCTGTGTATGGTTACTTTACCACCTCCGTCATTAGTAAACTGTATTGATTTGCCCAGGTCGCCGGTATCTCCGGTAAGTATTTTGCGCCGGGTCCATGCCGGGTGATGTTTGGCTGCATACTTATTGGCCTTTGTTCCTGATTCCCGTCTTTGTACTTCCGGCCACTTGGTACGTTCCCAACCTTCGTTCTGGAAGTTCTTTTTAAAATGCGACACGGCCTCCCTGCCGACAATCCTGGGCAGATCACGCTCAAGCAGCTTGGTTATTTCCGCGCTGTGTTGCTTTATTTTGCTGGCAAATTGTTCTGAAGTGAGGGTTAGCATAAAATTTATTTTACTGTTTACTTGCTTTTGCCATGTTAATTTTTGTATCTTTGTAGCTCAAGGCGCGATTACATCAAGCCGACACCTGAACCCCTAATAGATTCGTCTGTTAGGGGTTCAGCCCTTTAATGAGCGAAAACAATTCTTTTGTTTTTAAAAGTTCTTGTGTAATTAAAATGGACTTATCTCCAAAGATCATATAGCATTTTTTAATTGACCCATCTATAAAATCATTTTCTCTCCATAAAATTCTACCTTTAATTTTGTTAGCATCCAATGGTTTCACCACTTTAAAATGCTTATTAAAATCTATAATTACGACTTCACATCCTTGTTTTTTTGCAGAAATGAAACCTGATGTTATTCCTTTATATCCCTTAATTCGTTTAGCATCTGCAATCATTGAATTAATTTCATATTCGGGATTTTTAGCAAAATGTAAATGTTCCCGGATCGTCAATTTCATATCAGGATAATTATTCACTAATATTCTTGCTGTTGCAACATTATCGGCAATCTCTTCTTTGTGAGCCAAAACATTAATAGTAAAATCGCCCTTAGTGTCCGAATAGGCAATAGTTTTGATCTCGGATATAATATCACCGGCTTTACTAATATACGGATGCTCATCAGTAATTAGCTCTCCGGTCATGGCCGGATTCCCATCCAGTGCGGTAGCCGGTATTACTTCCTGTTTGGGAACTTCGGTAACGTCTTTATCTGTTGGCTCCCAGTCGCATTTGCAATTCCAAAGGTTTCCCGGCTGATTCTCATTCCAGAAAGGATCATTGATCGGCCTGATGGTTCCTACCAATACAAGATGCTCCTCCCTGGGGTCCGCAGACCGGGTCATGATCCACTCCATGTTAGGGTACAAGTCGGCATCTTGTTGAAAATCTATAAATTGTTTAGCGCTCCTGGCACGTGCAACAATGGCATTGTATTCAGTGGCCTGATACCTGTTGAAATTCTTCAGTACCTGGATGGAATTTTTGTCAAAATCTTTTCCCGGAAGATCCTTTAGGATGCCTGTAACCTTGTAACTTTTATATGTTGCCAGGCGTGCCGTATTTAATTTAAACTTTTCATTCAATTCAAAATACTTGCTGCCCGGCTCCGGTTCTCCGAACATGGCCAGGCCCTTATGATAATTGTCTTTATAGAGTTCAAACAGCTTTGGATGTACGTTGTCCTCATATCCGGCTTTAACATCTCCAATCACTGCTTTGAAAACATCAGAAGCTTTGTTGGTGAAATTTATTACAGGGAATGTTTTTATGTGGCAGGCTACCAAATCAGTATCCCATGTCCGGTAGAGTTTATCTAATTGCCTGCCCCCGTTCCAGGGGCTTATACGAAAAAATCCTGTATCCTCTTTATTAGATTGGTGGCCGGCTTGTTTTTATCATTTAAAGGCTGTTGAATTGCCTTGTCAATGGCATTTAAATCCGTTTCATCCATTTTGGTTCTGAGCGCTTCATAGTTCTCCGGTTTTGGAATGTCAAACTCTTCATAAATAAAATCATCACCAACAGGAACCTTACTTGATATGCCATTGATCACCTCCCATTTAGTTTTAAGCGTGCTCCAGTCTTTTTCTGCCGACTTATACCAGATCTCTCCGCCCTGGACGTTAAATCCGAAAAGCTTCAGTATAGCCTTGAATTTCCCGTTTAATAGATCAAGGATGTATTTTTGATCGGATTCGTTTTTGGCTGTCTCCGCGTTTTGATGCACCGTTCCCAGGGCCTGAGTGCCTTTATTGCCCTGTTCGGTAGTAAGTGTGTTGCCCAGGATGATCTTTGAAATCTCAGCGTTACAGGCATCATACAAGCTTTTATACAGCGTAGTGCTTCCTGAAGTGCCGGAAGTTTCATGCAGGGTAAATTTCGCGCTTTCTGGTAAGATAGCATAACCGGCCCCGCCATATAATTCCATTGCCTGTTCTAATGCCACACGGGTCTTTTCATCGTAATCGTTATACCGTCCTTCTCGGAATGGCATCCCGAACATTTCAGCGAATTGAGTCCAGTCGCCAAAATCACCACGTTTAAAGATGACATACTGTGCAGCTTTAACAAGCAGTCCCATGTCGGTAGCTTCACCTGCCCATATCATATAACGGCTCAGGGGAGGCTCTTTGAACAGTATATCTTTTGTGGCGGAAGTCTGGTCTTTGCTGATACATTCAAATCCACGTTCCGGATGCACGTGCTTGCGTGGTATAACATCAAAGTCCACAATGTACTGCTCCTGCTCCTCGTCATAGATAATGCTGTTAACCTGGATCAGTGTATAACCCCACGCGATACTGTTGTGAAGTTCTTTAATAAATAGCCTCATGCTTGGTGCATTCAGCAGCTTATTCAGCTCTATATCTTCCTTGCCATCTTTGACAAACAGTAAGTTCTTATTCAGTACCACGTCCTGTCGTTTGCCCCAGGTGGCTTCAATTTGCCCGTCAAGCGAAATCTCTGTGTACAGATCATACAAGAGAACCCTGCTTGGATTAAGTAAGTTTTCAAATTGCTTGATCGCGTTTTTCCAGTTCTCAATATCCTGAGTTTTGCGGTTAACCGTTTTAATGGTTATGTTTTGAACAACGATATTATTGGGTGTTGCACCTGTTGACTTTGTAACTTTTGTCATTTTAATATGAGTTTTTGCGTTTTGTGTTGCCACCAAATCGTATATAGTTGCTTCCTGTTGCAGTGCTTGAATCCAGACGGCTTAATCCCTCAATCGCGGCACGCTCCGCTTGTACGTCCTTTAAAAAGCTGATGGTAGCCTTGTATTTAATTTCCCTGCTTTCCGGCATGTTTATCGGGTTGCTGATGTTATAGCAGTTATACAGGGCAATGTCGCGGACTACCTTCATTACTAATGTATTGCGGTTTGTGCCGGTCTTCAGATATTCTGCTGTTATATCGTACCGCGCCGACAGGTATGCAGCAGCTTCGCTCATAGCTTCTTTGATGGCCGTGCTGATGTTCTCCGGGTTCCGGCTTAACACCTGAAGTATTTCAGGATAAATGCCTTTTTCTATGTCAACTTGTTCTAAATACATAGCGGTTTTATTTGGTGAAATAAATACTGATCTTTTGCAATTCAGTTGCCTGACGCAGTCTCTGCGCCAGAACACCTTCATTGATAAGAAAATCAACGTGTGCCCGGTCGTATACCCTTATTTTATTAAATACCTTTAGTACATAATACCTGGCTCGCGTTTGCTCGTGCATTTTATCTGCATATCTAATGGCGGATTTTATCCGGAAATAATTGTAAATTCTTCTGATTAATGATGTTTCCATGGTTTAAACTCTGTATTTATTATTGTTTTTAAATGGTTTGTTATAATTTGAAAATGGTCTTTTATTGCTTTTATTCCGCTTACCGAAGATCATGTCATCCGGTGATAACTGCATATATTTTGTATTGCAGATATAAACACCGCCTTCCACACAGTCAGGCCCATCGGCAGGCGCATTAAGTTGAGGATTCACCAAAAGAAACTGTTCCACCAGGCGCATCATGTGCGGATTGCCTTTTTCCTTCTCATTTAATATTAGGCGGTTCTGGCGGTTAAGTGGTTCGAGGTTGCCCTCTATACGGCTGTATTTGTCGGGCTTTTTGCGATCATCAGGAGCGATGCTCAGGTAATAACCTTTTTGTTTACCGGCAGCCACAAACAAAGGAATAAACACCTGTTCATAGAAAGGATCCTGAAGGGTGTTATTCTCGGTATAGAAGTTTACCTGGGTCTTACCGTTCACGAACTCATTGATAGCATAATACCAGTCAACATATTCGGCGTTCGTTGCCTTGTCCAAATATCCGGTAATAACATAAAAGACACCATCTAATTGACCAATAAGGAAATTAGACTTATAGCTGTTGGCTTTTGTCTTATTATTACTTGGTGCAGGATCACCATAGCTGATCAGGAACCGAAACTTTGATAATAATGGAACAGGCCCCCAGTGCATTTCTTTAAATGTTTCCCCTTCAGACAGCGGGTTGTTAAAGTACTCTTGTTGTGCCGACTTTGTGCTGATCTTGGAGAGTACCCGGTCAATGTGTGCTTCTGTGTTCTTCTCTGGCCAACTGCTTTTTCCTGACTTGTCACGAATATTGATCACATCCCAACTATCAGCCATCTTACCTGCACGGGTAATGCAGCAATCTTTTGCAATGATGTTGCCACACCATATAATAAGTAATGGTGTGCTGATTGATCTTGTGGGATACAATGCCTGTTCAAACCAGTTCCAGCGGTTTTTAATGATGTCCTGGTTCCGGCAGTCCTCGTCCGTATCAAAGTCATCATTAAGGAGCACATCAGGACGTATTTCTTCATTCTTGGATCCCCTGGGTGACTGCCCGGCTCCCAATGCCCTGAATGCTGCACCGTTTTTGGTTTTAAATTCACCCATATCCCAATGACCGAACAAAACCTGCTCGCCGTAGTATGCCTTGATACGCTGATTGCTGTCGAGATTTGCCCGGTATGGCTCAAGCAACCTTACTGCGTTATCCCAACTGTTTGAAGACAGGATGATGTTTTTCTTTTTTCCGGTAAGCACCAGGAATAAAACAATAAACATGACTGTAGTAGACTTTGACAGCTCACGGCTCCAACTGAGTACTTCGTACCACTCCGGATTTGATATCAGTCTTTTGATCGCTTTTTTGTGAAACGGCGCAAATTCAGCAAATGCAAATTTTGGAAAGAAAAACTTTATCCATGCAAAGATATTCGCCTCCAGCTCGAGCCGGTGTTTTAATATTTCAGCTTGAGTCAAACCATGCTCTACAATGGTGTCCTCCATTAAAGACTTACGGTAGCCGTCCCAATCCTGTATAAGCGCTCTATGTGATGCCTGGCCTGTCATGTTACTTCAGGTTGTCTTTTATAAATGCGTCTAAGTACCCGCTGAATTCTTTGGCTTTCTCAAGGTCAAGTAACCTGAGCCAGTTTAAAAATCGTTGTGAAACGCTGATAATATCAGCCAATGAGCTTTCCCGTTCCATCTTATCAATGGCGGATGCCATTTTATTAATTGAATCAGCTTCGCTGGGTGTGGGGTATTTTTGATCACGCTCTGATATCGCCTTATTTAGATTGGCAATCTGCATATACAAGCGTTGCAACTGCTGTTCGCGGGTAACGGTAAAGCTTGCTTTTTGCTCCTCCCACTTGTCCTGCTTTGCCCATTTGTTTACAGACACTTTACTCACTCCGATTTTGTCGGCTATTACATTCTGTGGTAAGTTTTCGGCAATAAACAGCAGTTTGGCCCATTCCCTTTTTTCCTTATTGGAGACACTCATATTTATTGTGATTTGTGTCAAAAATATGTTTTCCAAAGTCAAAACTTAAAAATCATTGAAACCAATTAAGTCACTGTAGATAAGGTTCCGATGAAACAAGCAAAAAGAATTTATTCTTTTTATAATTGCAACCTCGTAAGTTTTAAAAAGCACATGAAAAATTCTTAAAATGAAAAAGGTCAAATGAATAAGACACTGATAAACCAAATTAGCGGAAATAGCGCCGAAATACTCATGTACGGCATCATTGGAAAATGGTGCGACATAGACGTAGATTATTTGGTTAAGGATCTCGAAGCTCTCAAGAAATCAGGTGTCAAAAATTTGACCTTTTTTGTCAATTCTGATGGTGGCCAGGTTCCGCAGGGACAGGCTTTGTGGGCTTACTTAAATCGCAGCGACTTTGCAATAACATGGGTAGTTGACGGTGTGGCAGCCAGCATGATGGCCATGTTGCTGACCAATCCAAAGCATACTGTAATAGCCAATAAATATTCAAAATTTATGTACCACCGCCTTGCTGGTGGTGTCAACGGCAATCCGGATGAAGTCCGGGCATACGCTGATATGATGGATAAATTTGAAGATGATTTGATTGACATGTTTGCCGTCAGAACCGGAATTGACGCTAAGGATGCTAAAAAAAGATATTTCAATAATATTGAAGTATGGTTATCGGCCCAGGAAGCTTTAGAGCTTAAACTCGTAAATGAAATAAGAGACGGGTATTCCGGCGTTTCCGAACCAACCAACCTTACTACGTCGCATGACGTGTATCAGCATTTTTCTTCACAGCTTACCAATTATTCTAATAATAACCAAATCAAAACAGAAATGAAAAAAATCGCAACATTGCTGAATCTCGGCGAAGCTGCTACTGAAGATGCAATTGCAACTGCCGTTCAAAATCTGATCAACGGTAACAGCAAACATGCTTCTGATCTGGCAACTAAAGATAAAGAGATTAACGACTTAAAAAATAAAGTCGCAGAACATGACAAAGCAAAGGTGAAAAACCTTATTGATACGGCTATCACCGCTAAGAAATTCGGCGAAGATATGCGCGAAACTTACACCACGATGGCAACTGAAAACTTTGCAATGGCCGAAAAAGTCATCAGCAATATGTCCGGTGTTGATCCAGTGTTTAACCAACTTGGAGAAAAACAGGTACCAGATTCAATGAAGAACAAAACCTGGGATGATCTCCATAAAGAAGGCAAACTGGAAAATCTTAAAGTTACAAACGCGAACCTGTTTGCTCAACTTTACAAGGATAAATACGGTAAAGAGTATAAATTTTAATTGGAGGGGAAAAAATGACTTTTATAAAAACAACAACAAACGCGAGCTACAACTTCAAGGCTCCAAATGTGGTGGGTGATACCGACGCAAAAATTGAAGTATTGTTTCCTAGTGTCGACACACAGACTCCGGATTATGCAGCGACAATAGCCGTTGCGGTTGCTGCGATGAACACTATCGTGGAAGTTGGTGCGCTGACAGGTGATGCCACAATCAACGCAACAATTGATACGGACGTTACCAAAAATGCAGAAATGCTTTTGAAGCTCACCGCATCAGGTGCAGCCAGAACCGTTACCCTGGGAACAGGCTTATCCGGTTCTGCAATTGTTGTTCCTTCAGGAGCTACTGTCTATGCTCTGCTGAAATATGACGGAACAAACTTCGTAGCCGTTACCAGTACCAACGGTGATGTGCAGGATGGTTCTATCACCACTGCAAAGATAGCTGCTAAAGCGGTTGATACTGGACAAATTGCTGACGGAGCTGTCGAAGCTTTGCAGTTAAATGCGGATTCTGTGGAAACCGCAAAGATTAAAGACAAGGCTGTTACAATGGCAAAACTGGAAGATGGAACAGCAGGCGACATTCTTTATTTCAATGGTACGGTTTGGACAAAACTGCCAAAAGGCACTTCCGGTCAAACGCTGAAAATGAACGCCGGAGCAACCGCACCTGAATGGGTAACCGTGTAAAACAAACAAAATCAATTAATAATTAATCTTATAACCAAAATGAAAACAAGCAAATTTATTTTAAGTCTCCTGGTCGCGTTAATGTTCGCATCGGGTATCGGAGCAGCATTTGGCATCGGGGCAGGAGCAGTAGCGCTGGGCGCGTCTGTATTTGTCAAGGCTCCCAAAGGAGTTACCTTAATGGCGGTCACTCCGGAAGCCTGGACAGACTATATAATCGGCAATCTTTTTAAGGATAATGAGTTTATCCTTGCTTCCATTGATGAAAGTCAATATGTGATCGGTGCCGGTGTGGTTCACATACCTCAAGCTGGAGCTGCATCAGGGGTTAAACGTAATCGCACTACACTCCCTGCAACTATTACCAGGAGAAAAGATATTGATGTCACTTATGTCCTTGATGAATTTACAACTGATCCCAGGTTTATACCTAACATTGATAAGGCTGAACTGTCCTATGATAAAATGGATTCCTGTATGAGCGAAGACATGATGTACCTGAAGCAATTCATAGCAGAATCTATGTTATACAACTGGAGGCCGACATATTTTATTAAAACTACCGGCTCCGCGACCACAGCGACTGTTGGTACAGGCAATAGAAATGCCGTCAAGCTTGCAGACTTTGTCAATGCCAAAGAAGTGTTTAACAAATGGAGCATTCCAAAAACAGACCGGTATGTTGTCATGTCAACGGACATGAAGTCACAGCTTACTGCTGAACTACTGGCCACTTCCTCGCGCGACTTTTCAGTGATCTATGATCCGATATCCGGAGATATTAAAAAGCTGGAAACATTCACGATTTACGAACGCGCCACGGCTCTCGTTGCTTCCAATCAAACAGTTACTGCGGTTACGGGTAAAAAATATTTCAAATGGACAAGTACCGACCTGACATACACACCGGAACAGATCGTGGATATAGAGGCTGGAAATGCTTCTTATGCCACCACTGCCTGTGAGTATGCATTGTTTTGGCACAAAACGGGAGTTGCAAGATCTGTAGGAACGACAGAGATGTTTGATGACCAGGGCAACCCTCAGTATTACGGCGATATATACAGTTTCTTGCAGCGTGCCGGAGGCCGTGCCCGCAGAGCTGACGGTATAGCAGTACTCGGACTGATACAAGTTTAATAAAGACAACCATAGCTGAAAGAAAAGAACTGCGAAAACAATTGCGAGTAGCAGTTCTTTTATAAAACAGAAAATATGGAACCCGTGGAACTCTGGTTATATCGCGCAATAATAATTGCAATATTGGGATTCGTAATTTGGGTAGGACAAAGCCTGATTACAAAGGTGGATAAACTGACGGAAACTATTAACAACTTAAACAACACGCTCACCAGACATGATACCGACATGACGAACATTAAGGCTGGTTGTGCAAAAAGAGAGATTGAGGTTAACAGGAGGTTCGCGGAAAATGAATTTAAAATTGAAGATCACGAGGAACGTATCAGAGAATTAGAAAAATGAAAACAAAGGGCCAATTTATATTGATGAATGTAACTGAGTTTGCCGAATGGCTGGCTGCATATAAATGCACCAGGACAATTAAGCTTATTCAGCAGCATCATACATTTATGCCCGATTATTCCTGCTTTAAAAAGGATAACCATTTTTCAATGCTTGAGGGAATGAAAGCTTATCACCGGTCACGTGGTTTTACTGATATTGCGCAAAATATAACCATATTCCCGGACGGCATCGTTGCTATTTGCAGACCCATCAGCATAGCCCCGGCAGGCATAAAAGGCGCTAATGCAAACGGCATTTGTATTGAGAATGTCGGCAACTTCGACATTGGCCGTGATCGCATGACCGATGCTCAAAAAGATGCCATTGTCCAGGTGACTGCTTTGTTGTGCAAAAAATTCAACCTGGTGCCTTCAGTCAATAGCATTGTTTATCACCACTGGTATGATTGCAATACGGGTAAGAGAACTGACGGTTATTCCGGCGCTTGTAAATCATGTCCTGGTCTGAACTTTTTCGGAGGCAATGCCATTGAATTTGCTGAATCAATATTTATTCCCATGATTAAAGATACCATCGGATGAAGGAGCGCGTAATTAAGAATTGGCAAACGTCATTGATAGCAATAGTACTCCTGATTGCATCACTTACATTTGTCTGGTTTCAGAAGATCACCTGGGGAGAATTCGCGACATTTCTGCCGACAGTATTCGGATTGTTATGGGTTAAAGATTCTTTCCTGAAGTCAATCATCGGTGGCAAAGGTAAGGTTGGTATGTTCATACTGCTGGCTTTAACGGTTACCGGGTGCATCACTAAACAACGATGCAATGATTTATTTCCATGCAAAGGATCTGTGATATCAAATACAGATTCTGTGACATCTACCATTAAAGAGGTCATTGTAAAAGACACCACTGTATATGTAGTTGACAGCAATCTATTGAGGGCTTATCTGGGATGTGACTCATTGGGTAATGTTTACCTGAAGGAGATCGCTACCTTAAAAGAATCCAAAAATCTTAAAACAACCTTTTCACTTCAAAACAATCAATTGGATGTCGCCTGCAAAATTGACAGTGCAGCCGTTGTTGTATCCTGGAACGAAAAGCACACCAAAACAACCACTATTGTTAAAAAGGATAGAAAAGAAACTATCCCTCTTGAGGTAAACAAGCTTAGCGGATGGCAGTGGTTCTGGATCAGGGCAGGTCAGATCATGGCCGCATTTTTAATCATAACACTAATAATTATATTTTACCGATTATGGAAAAGAAAATAAAGGCCGTATTCGATGGTTTTCCGGGCGTTGATTATGTCTGGTACGACGATAAGGAAGTT